AACGGTGTCGAAGAATCTGGGCCGCGATACCACGATTCGTTTCAATCTCTAAGGTCATAGAAGACTGTTCAAAAACAGACCAATGATTATGCTTAATACAATAAGCAAGCAACTTGGCATAGTTTTGGTTGTCTTGATTCGCAGGATTAGAAACTCGCGCAATATACGCCATTGTTTGTTCTGCATCGGGAGTGATAGAAATCAGTTTTACAGTCATTTAATTCCTCAGTCAGGGTATCCATCGTCATCAAACACCTCGTCATAATCCGAGATGTGGTTTACATTTTCTTTTGATTGTTTATAAGAATCTGGATCAGAATAAATTTCTGATTTAAGACATTCTACAAGTGACTCCAGATTTTTTACAATCAATTTAAGTCGTTCTTTGTCCATGATTATGCATAATCTCTTACTATTTTACTACAAAAAAAGGGAGGTGTAAACCTCCCTGACAATTTTACTTATATAACCATTGAATATAAAAAGATAATAACATCGTAGTTAAACCAATTGCAGCAGTAGATGAAACTATTATTTGTGCGACTGATAACATCATTTTGCTCCTACTAGTTGTGCCAGTTGTGCTTGATGACGACGATCTTCTTTTTGTTTTTGTTCTTTGATGATTTGAAGGAAGTTAAGTTTCTTCATTTTGCACCCCCAGACTTTTGCATAGAGAGTTTGTTTCCGTTTTCATCTACCCAGAACATTGTTCCGCGATAGATTTCTACATGAGGTTCTCTTTTGAAAGTTTGGTTTGGGCGTTCTGCGGTATCATATTCGACACCACGATATACGACTTTTGACATTAGGTTTTCTCCTTAGTTTTTGAGGTTAAAGAGCGTTCCTTCAGTCGGCTTTTGCGTCTATGAATTTACAAGTCCTTGGAGATCCCTCTTTGAAGATCTGAATGAGTTCAGATCTTGCAGGCTCATCCATTTTTAATTTTACATTACCAATAAGTCTTTGAGCCTCAACACAAGTCCAGAGAATTGTTTCCATAGATGAACGATCCGTTCCGAGTCGGCTTACTTCCGTCCTATTCAGGTTAGCACTTGAGTTTTACAACATCCTTTCGGAGTTCTAAAAGCAATCGGTCTTCTCTTCTTTGGTCTACTACATCGTCGTTTTTAACGATGTCCATTAGTTCCCACGCTGCGTCGCAACTTATCGTAACTTGATTAGTTTGGGCAAGTTGTGGCGTAGAAATAGAAAGAAGTGGAACCCATGCTAAAAGCAAAAGTGCTTTAGTCATAGGATGAACGATAGGAGGCTAGTATACTCCCATTCATCCTATATAGTCAACCAATTTTGTAACTTTTGTTACCAAATTAAGAAGGATTCAAAGCAAAATCTAAAGCTCTTTTGGCAGTTGAAATTAATCTGTATTTTCTCTTATCCTTTGCATAAGGTATAGAAAGAGAAAATCCCAAAAGATCTCCCTCAGGATCATCTGGGATTCCTACTGGTTGCACAAAAAATATTCCTGCATGTGCAACACACTTCCAACCAATGTCAACGAACCCTAAATCTCTCAACGCACATTCTAGTTTGAGAGAGTAACACCCGTCTTCTAGAGTCATGTACGGTAAACCGAACTATGACTTATTTAGAGTTGATTCTAGCCTCTAAATCATTGATACGACTGAACTCATAGTAAGCCTGCTCAGATCTTTCATGAAGAATATCCATCAGATCATCGTAGATTACATCAATATCCACATAGTCATTGAAGTAAGTTTCAAGGGCTTCCCGAAGGTATCTCTTACGATTCCATTCTGGGGAATAGGGTTTGTATTCCATGATAAAGGTAATTATATACTGCGATTATAGACTAGTTATTGTTGTTCGTCAAGCTCTCTGAGGTAATCTATCCACCACTGAGGATCTTTTTGCATTTTCCAGTTTGGAACTTCTTTTCCTTGTTCAAAGTACCATTTCCAAATGGCTTCATCAATAATCTCAGCAATTTCAGTCTGTCTCATCCTCTTCATCAGTGTCTCCATATGGGTTTTCCACATAGGGTCCGTGTTCTCGTTTTGCATCTTCTCGGACATAATTGACTTCTGATACGCTAGAGGACAACCAGACGGATACTTTCATTATAACATAGATGATGGCAAGAGGCAGAAAACATAGAGAAACAATAAGTGCGTGTTTCATTCTTCTATCTCAAAACACTTTTCAAACTTATCTCTTAACTCATTGAGTTTCGTCTGTTCTTGAAACTCCATGATATGTGCGTGTATTTCTTTTTCTTGTTCTGTGAGAGACATACGATACTTTTGTTTGATATCAATCAATCGCACCATATCCATATAGTGCTCTGGACTTTTATTTACAAACTCTTCGTAGGTCATTAGTCTCTCTGGCGCCAGTCGTCTGGTTTATCTTCAGTCCACCAGTCAACCATATCATCTACACTATCAAACCCACGCTTACCGAAACGATCAAATCCAGTTCCACCAATATCAAGTTGATTTAAAAAATCATCCATATCACCTTCTTGCATATTGGGATTTTCTGCAGTTCTTCTTGCTTGACGAAGCATTGTTCCTGCAGTGCGATTTGCTGTTCCAAGTTTTTCAGCCCAAATCATATCTTCCAAACTCACCTCTTCATGCTTGGCAATCTTACTGCAAATACCTTCCAAGCGTAGGCGATATTGTGTAGAGAGCATGTATAATCTCCATATAGGGTTATTTAGAACACTATTATATCATCTTTCAATATAACTTAGTGTATGGTTTGTTGCATATAGTTGTTCTATGATCATATCGCAACCAATTTTCGGATCGCAATCTCCACATGTATAAACATCACAAGCAGCTTTACCATCTTCAGGCCATGTATGAATACTTATGTGACTTTCAGATAACAAACACAAAACGGTAACTCCTTGTGGATCAAACTTTTTAAAAATAGTTTGACATACAGTTGCACCACTTGCAGTTGCAGCTTGTTCTAAGAGTTCCATAAGATAATGCTCATCGTTTAGTAAAACGAATGAGCATCCAAAGAGATTTAGAAGATAGTGTTTTCCCATTTATGCAGGATTATCCTCCTGGTCCTTAAGTAAACGACTTACGATTTGTTCCCTTCCGTCCATCATGGCTACTGTGTAAATAGAAGATCTCATGTATCTTTTGATTTTCTTATATTGTTTTTTAACTTCTTTAAGAGCATCAAGATTCATCTCAATGTTCATATCACCAGAGACTACTTTTTTTTCTTCCTCTCCGGTGGTTGATAGTTCCACATTTTCGGGTTGATCGTTCCGTCTGTCCATTTAATACCTCTCACATCTCTATATTTGTCCCAATAATAATTAAAAATATCATATTGTGATCCGGCTTGGACCACATCATATTGTGTTTCATCATCTATTCCATATGATACCAAATAAGAATTTCGTGGTAGATCACGATTTTTGGCAGCAGATGGATCACAATCTGCATGAATAATGTTCACAGACATATCAAGAACGATTCCCCCATTGGATGTCAGGATACGCCTCAGAAACAAGTTCTTTGGTGATATTATATTTAGTTTGCAACTTTTTGTCCTTTACAAGACACAACACTTCAGCCTCACCAGGATGAAAAGACTCAAGCATATTGATGAACATAGTTTCCTTACGGAGTTTATTCATTGCATCATTACCACCTTTTACGAAGTTATAAAACTTATTCCATTCCTTGCGAATGTTTGAAGATGGAGATTTCTCAGCGTTCTCATTTGCTTGAATAGGAACTTCACCCTCAGGAAGAACAGACACAATGGAATCATCAAAGTTCCAAATCAACAAAGACTTAAGAAAATTCTCATTGTATTGTTGAAGAATGCCAATCTTCTTGTCCTTAGTTCTTTCTGCAACTACGGCTGCAAAAATCTCATGAGTATAAGATGTTGGTGTCAGTTGAATCTTTTCTGCAGGTTTTGCTGCGGGTTTACTACTACTAGTAGTAGTAGTCTTTTTTGCGGCGGTAGAAGTCTTTCTACTAGTCGTCGTCTTCTTCGTCGTAGTCGTCATAGCTATTTTCAAATCGTACTGCAATTACTTCATCTGGGATCAAGTTTCCTTGAGAATCGAACATTTCTGGATGTGCGAATACTTGTTGCGGAGTGGAGAAAACTACATGTTCTTTCCATAACCATCCAACTATACCACCAACAATCAAGAACATGAAAGATACCATGCAAAAGATGGCAACTAATGGTGCTGTCATGGATCTGCCTCCGAGAGATTTACTTCTTTTTTATATCCAATGAAAATTCAAAATAGATGTTTATCTCTCGTCGGAGGAGAGTAACCATCTTACCAAAACTAAATTTAAATGTTTTTGGTGCTTCAGGTTCTCTCCTCCTTTTTCTTAACAATAATTCCACACCTCTATTTATGTATAGCTCACGAGGTTTACCCATAAATTAGATGAGTGAAAGTTCTTTTAAATACTGGATAGTATCAGTACAACCACCCAGATGTTTTTCATCAACTACAACTTGTGGAAAAGTTGAACCTTCTCCGAACTCGGCATAAAACTCTTTTCTAGTAAAGTCTTCACCTAAAGTATAGACGACGAATTCTTTACCGCAAAGTTCTAAGACTTTTTTAACTTTAAAACAATAAGGACACTCTGGTTTAGAATAAACAATAAATCTCATTGCATTTCGTTTTGTTGTAGTTCGTAATATTTAGAGTTCTATTTCATACTCGTTTGTGTAATCATACACCCTATCCGCCATTAAGTCAACTTGTAATTGAAGTCCCTTACAATCTTCTTCAAGAACCTCAACTTTTTTTAGGAGAAACTCTACTTTTTCTTCTAAAGTCATGACTCCTCCATTGGATGACCTTTACGCCATTTTGTAGTGTCAGGGGGATCACACTTTACATCCCAAGATCGTACAAGCAATTCAGTGAACAACTCCATCTTTTCTGGATGAACAGCAGCAGGATTTTCGTTGATAGCTTCTTTTAAGGCAACAAGTTCCTTCCATTCTTCATCTGTAAGGGGTTTAACACTGGATTGCGAATAGGTCATTAGTTCTCCTGTTGATTGTGTTTAAATTCTAACACGATCTTATATGACTATCTATAAACTTAATATTCTCTTCGGGATTGCGTTACATACTTGTAACATTATAACAAAATATTAAATGTCATATTTACCCTTTGTTTTAACTCTTGATCTGAATCTGGGGTGAATCAAAGGTTCAAATTTATGGTCTTTTACTACTGCCCATTGATGTCCGAAAATTCTATGTTTAGACATTCCAAATTTGTTTGTCCACATTTTAGCTCTTTTTTCGGATCCTATAATTACTTTACTAATGTCCAAATCTTGATAATAAAATTCTCCAAATTTAGGATCACAAGGAAATCCAGAAATTATATTACCTTCACGAAATATATTACTAGATAAAACTTCTTTTACAAATAAATGATAGTACTTAATAAAAAAGTATACTGATCTAGGAGATTCTAAAAACCAATCTAGAGTATTAATTATGTCACTATCTTTTACCAAATCATGAAGCCAATTTACTTCTTGGCGAATATAATCAAGTTCAATATAATAATTTGGAAGAGAAGTTAAAGTTGCAAATAAAGTATGAGTTTCATCAAGAGCAAATTCATATGGAGTCCTACGCATGACTCGTAAAACTGTATTATCAAATCTATAATCAACCCATCTACGGGAATAATTTAATTCATTTTCTTTAAAATATTCTTGTATTAAATTTTCAATGTCTTTTCCGTTTATCTCATATCCAGGTCCAATTTTTCTGTTTTTAAATCTGCGATACCAACTCATTCTTTAGTTTCCAAAAATTTATCAAGTGCATCAAGATCATCTTGCAAATCCTTCCCCTTCTTCTTATCTTGATAATAAGACCACAGAGCATTATGAACATCCATTAGATTATCAACCCAGAAGCCTGCAGGATAGATTCCCAATGTATCTTGAAGACCACGATGACTGGTTCCTTTACTCTCTGCTTCACACATAATATGACAGATCGCTTGAACCATATCTAGTTTGTCTTCTTCAG